AGCAATCTTAAATCTTTTTCTTGCTTTCTATACCCTTCAACAAGCTCTTTCTCTTTTACTTTAGTAGAAATATTCTTTCTTGTGATATGTTCTATAATGGTAAAACGATTTTGTGTTTTAATAGTTGGTTTGTCGGAATTTTTATTTTCAAATAATTTATAGATGGAAGCACTTACCTTATAATTTGATATTCTAGCCATAAAAAAATCATTTACTTCATAATTCTTTTTTATTTCTTTGATTAAATTATACTTTTCTCTTCTCAGAGATGCGCTATTCAACTTTTGATGCGCTGTTACTACAGCGTCAACTAAATGATTAGCCTTTGATTCTGATTTGTAATTTTCAGTAGTTAATACCTTATACAAATCATACTCTTTTCCTAATTGAGTATTCTTATTAAAAAAAGTTTTTAAAATATTAGCAGCCTCTGCGTTTTTATTATTATTTAATACATCTACAGTTATCTGACGTGTTAATAATTCAAACAATATACCTGTGTTTCGTATTTTTGAGTGCTTTGTCTGTGAACTCATATTAAACTCCAATTTATACAATTCTTCATATATAAATATACGATTAATTAATTTTTATCATTATTAAGTGAAGAAACTTCTTCCTTATATTCCTCTTCCACTTCATTTGATTCGTATAGTAGTGACTTAGCACCACTACCTAAATGTTTGTATAGACTTTCATAGTGAGCCTTAGCAACACCTCCAAAAGCCATCTTTTTATCATGTGCGCCTAACGGATCTCTTCCCCTCGCACCACTATCCTTACTATATTTATTAGCTTCTTTAGGTCTCCCAGCGCCTGGTTGTCCACCTTCTTCTGAACCACCATTATTATCTAACTCATGACCTGTTCTACCAGCAGCCATATCCGATGGAGTGCCTGTCGCTTCACCACTTTTAGCAGGATCGTTACCTTCTGCCTCTATTTGTGAACGCCTAAACTTAGTTTTATAGTCAAAAATAATCTGCTCATCATTTTTCTTAATATCTTCATCAGAAAAACTGAATATATTTTTGTAAATCCATTCGGAAGATACCAATCCATCTTGTAACATAGATGAAGCAAGAGATGTTTTGCTACTCCATAGTTCTACTTTTTCTTGTTCATATATGGTAGATGGGTTTGTTAATCCTAAATCAAAATTTACCAGCTCTTGATCTCTAAATCCCTGTGCATATAGATGAACTACAGCAATCTTTGTTAATTCACTAACAACTATTCTCTGTATTCTTTCGATTGTTCTAGCAAATCTAACATCTTCAGCGGCCAATGTAGCTTTAGAACCTAATCCTTCCTCATATCCTAAGAAAGCCTTTTTCACCCTTAAAGATGCAAGTAATCTATTCTTTAGATATTCAATATCATCAACAGCCTCATAGGTTAAACCAGCCATATTTTCAATATTAGTCCCACTATCTCCACCACGAACTGGCAAAAAGAAATCCTCTGTTAAGTTCTGTATATTGTATCTAAGGTTATAGTCACCTGTTTTTTCATCGATAACAGGAGCCTTCTTCATCTTATTTATTACCTGTTGCATATAGTTATCAACTTCTGCAGGTGGTATATTTCCTATATCTAATTTGAATACTCTCTTTTCAGGAGCTCTCATAATCCTATGAATCAACATAGCATCTTCCATAAGAGTTAATTGTTTCCAAACCTTTCTTCCAGCCTCTAACATAGAACGACCATAAGGAACATAGTTAGAATCTGATAATAAACGAAAATGTGCAACTTCGTAGTTTTCAAGTGTTTGAGCTTCTTGCTTTTGCATTGAATGTCTTGCACTATCTCCCTGAGGAGTTAGCATAAACTGAACCATTTGTGGATTTTTTACATCATGTCCCTCCAATCTAGCAACATCATATGCAGATATCGGAGTCACATTTGTAACACCATACTTATCAGAAACCTCTAGCTGTAAAAAGAAATCTCCGTATTTGGTCATATTACGAATCCAAGGCCATAGATTAAATTCTATATTTAGAACATCATAGAATAAGTTGTGTAATACATCATAAACCTGAGCATTATCTGTTTTTATATCTAATACCTTACCATACTCATTTTTCATTGTTGATTCATCGGAGTAGATATCCAAAGCAGAAGCAACTATTGAATCAGAATCCATTGATTCATAATCTTTGAATAATCCTAATCGTAATTGCTGAGCATATAATTGATCGCTGTAACCACCCTGCATCATATTTGAATACAATTTTTGATATCTGTCAACCAAATTATTTTGAGTATTTGATTGTAGTTGTCCTGTATCAACTATTTTTAGTTTTTTACCGCCGATATTTCTTACTATTGTATTAGTAGAAAATAATCGTTTTAGTCTTGAAAATATGTCTTTGTCAGCCATAATATTATCCTTATTTAATTAACCAATCTAAGTTTTCTTTTTCACCATTGGGTCCTATTTCCATTTCCCAACTATTAGTTTCAGTTGATGGTTTTGACGGCATCATCTGAGAAGAAACGCCGCTTAAAGTTCTCCTCTGTAAATCTATTCCTTCATTTCTAAGTCTTAATGCTGTGTCTCTAATCCAAAGGGTTAGAGCAAAGCTCATCACCAAGTCATCATTGTAGCCCTGCATAGCTTCGGCTTTATTATTGTTATATATAAATACAAAAAGTTCTTCTATTAATCTGTAAGAACGAACAATTACTGTCTTTTCTCTAAAATATTCTTCTAACTTAGCAATAACCAATGGTCTTGTCTTAGATGTCATACTAAATCCAGCTACCATATTACGATCTTGACTTCTGTATCTATTATTTATTTGATGCTCTGTATCCACATATTTTAAATCTTTACTCATATAAAATAAATTTTCGTAACCTCTGTCAATACATTGTTGTAGTGTAGCCCAGCCTATATTGTTATTTTCAACTACTAATAATGCATTATTATATTCAGTAGCAGTATTTACCAATAGATTACCAAAATCTTTTGTAGAAATTTTACCTTTATATTCAGCAACTTGTTCCATAGTCTCTACTTCCATAATATGAAATGCAGAAAAATCTGAACCATCACCCCTACTAACATCAGCACATACTATATAATCTTTAGTATAGTTTGCTGGTTGCCATACCCAAAGACAACTATCTATACCTCTTTTCTCCAATGGATCTTGCGCATGGACTTGTTTGTATTCTTCTAATATAACACCATCAACGACAGTTTGTCCAGAAGTTAGAAAGTCACAATCACATTCTTGAGCAGCTAAAGAAGGACCTAAGAGTCTGTCTTGTTCCAGTCTCCAATCATCATTTCTTTCAGGATGTAAGTTCCAATGAAGTTTTATAGTATTCCAATCATTTGAACCATCTTCAGCACCAACCCAAGTCTTATGAAACCAATTACCAATACCATTTGGTGTAGATAGAGCAATACATTGTCCACCAGTAGATAGTGTCTGTGAAGCAGCAGCCCATATCGGTTCAATTTTATCAATGAAAGCAGCCTCATCTAATATCAAAAGAGACAAAGCCTCAGAACGACCACTATCCTCACCGCTTGAAACGGCCTTTACTTGTGAACCATTACTATACCTCAATGATAATTTATTATCTTCTGTGCATTTTTGTTTTAACCAACTTGGCAAGTTAGCGTGCATCACTCTAACTTTTGTAACTAAGTTTTTAGCTGTATCTTGCTTCGTAGCAATAACTAAAATGTTTTTGTCTTGATGAAATGTCATCATCCACAAAGAATAACCAGCAGTTAATGTTGATAAACCTAATTGCCTAGCTTTCAATATAACATTGAATCTATGCTCTTCAAATGTTTTTAGAGATTCTTCTTGAAACGGCCAGAGGTGAAATGGAACTTTTCCTTTAATTGGATGCTGAACAACACAATACTTTTTTAAAAAGTATATAGGATCTTTAGCGCATTTAACATACTCTTTTTTTATCACATCCTTTAGTGGAGCAGGTTTCATTATATTTTTCCTAAGATAAATCCTATTCCCATCCATAGATATTGATTTTCATACCATTTAGGTTCAAGAGCTTTTATTATCTTTTCATTAGCTTCATCACGTGATTTCAACAATTTAATTTGTCTACTTTTAGCATCAGATAAAACAGCTTCTATTCCAGCACTCTCTTCTATCTTTGATATTAATTCTTCGCTATCAGAAATAACAACTTTCTGAGATTCTATTAGAGAATCAGCTTTAGCCAACTTACCTTCCCATTGAGCATCACGAGCTTTCAACATTTCTAAAGCTTGTTCTTTTGTAAAGGTAGTTATTACTTTTCCATCTTTCTTTATATCTTGTCCATCAGCTATTGATAATACAAAAAATGATATTAGAAAGTATTTTAATATTTTCATAGATATTCTCATTTGTTTTTAGCAAAACTTCTTAAAAAATCTTCAGCTGATTCAACCTCATCATTGTCATAAGCATCCTGCATTTTTTGAGTTTTCTTTTTGCTGTTAGTTAATTTTCTTTTTAAGTTTCCAATCTCTTTTTTAGAAACTTTTTTATCTACTTCTAATTTTTTAATTTCTTTTTCTACTTTTTTCTCTTCTTTTTTATTTTCTTTAATAACCTTTTCAAGTTGTTTTATCTCCTTACTCTTAACAGCTTTAGCTGCAAAAAGACCACCGACAATACCAAAAAAGCCAAGCACTAATTTCCATATTTTCATTATGATTTCTCCAGTTTATTCAAAGTCTTTGTATATTCTTCTAATGCCTCTTCAGCCATATTATTTAGCTGAGTCATATCACCACCCCATTTTTCTTTTTGCAATTCCGGATGATTTACGCCAACATTGTTAAAAAATTCTGGAGCTTTCATATCTCTCCATTCTTCAATTGCCTGTATTTGATCTTTAAGAAAAGATATTTTGTTTTGTTTAATCTTTTCATTAGCCCATTCTTCGTATTCACCGCTTATTCTAAGTTTATTTTCAATTTGGAGTTGACAATTAA